TTGGCGTTGACGGCAACACCGTGAACTTCTACACCTCTACCGACAAGAGCGGCACTGCTGCTTTCTCCGTTGACTTCCCCTCTGAGCTGTTCCTCGACCAGACCAAGACCACCTTCGTGGCCAAGTTCAAGTTCGATGCTGCGACCTACCCCGGCGCCACCGACCCCAAGCTGGACGGCAAGCCGGTCATGGTTCTGGCCGTCAAGGGTGAGAACCCCGACAACTGCACCTACTCTTTCCTGAACATGGCTGCTCTGGTCGATACCTACGCCGCAAAGACCACCGGCAAGGATGCATCCACCACCGTTACCATCGCTGGCTATGAGGTGGATGTCAAGGTCAATGTTTCCGCTGCTGCGGGCAACGCTCTGATTCTGAAGGACGACGGTCTGTATGTTCCCACCCCTGAGGAAGTGGACATTTCCGGCAAGGCCGATAAGGTCACTGGTGCCACCACCGGCAACTTTGCTGCACTGGATGGCGAGGGCAATCTGACCGACAGCGGTAAGAAGCCTGCCGACTTCGTGGCTGCTGAGACCGGTAAGCGCCTGATGACCGATGCCGAGGGCGAAAAGCTGGCCGGCGTCTCTGAGGGCGCAACCAAGACTGCCGCCAGCTCCACCAACGGCAATGTGAACATCGACGGCAAGGAAGTCGTCGTGTACACCGAGCCGGAGAATGTTCTGCACGACGAGGACGTGGAGGACTTCTCCGCAGAGGAAATCGCCGCTCTGCTGGCTGACGCTGACTAAGACATGAGGAGGTAAGCTCTATGGCAAAAGCGAAGGTCAAAACGCTTTTGGGCACAGGGCTTGCCGCGCTTTGCAGCCACATCAAGCAGTGCAACACCGCAATCGGAGACCTTTCCGAAGCAACGGCAAACGGATTCGAGGAAACCGATGACATCCTGCACGAAAAGCAGGATGTCACGGCTGCGGTGTCTTTTACGATTCCGGTCGATGGCTGGGGCGAGGATG